TTGTGGCATTCACCCGCGCCGCCTTTCCTTTGCCTGCTCATTCAAAACACTAATGACTGTTTGCAGGTCGCGCGTGTCAAATTCTATGTGATGCGGCCACCAACCGATTGAAACCAGTAATTCAGCTAGTTGTTTTCGGTAGGTGCCGCGCCCGTAGGGTTTGGGTTTGTTAAGTCCGCGCTTTCAATTTCCATGTCAGGGTGATTATCAAGCCAAAGCTTAGGTGTTGCCTCAATTTTGTGGCCAGCTTTTTTCAAAAGAAAATGCGCCCACCAAACCATGTCTGTAACACCAATGCCTCGACCATCAGAAACTTTGCGGTTTTCTGATTTTTCCCATTCCGCGATACACAACAAATTTGTTGTAACCGTGATTGGTTCATCACCCGGCGTAGGGGTGACCTGCATAACTAGTTTCATTTCATTACCTTTCGTGTCGGGCCGTTAGGCCGTGATTAGCTTGCGGTGTAGGTGCCGCCAGTGAAGGTCAAGTCCACCGTTGAAAGCTCGCCGAGCGCGCCGTTCACAACAGGCATGGACTCTAAATAACAATTTGCCAAAGTAAAGGTTTTCGTTACAGCACCCTCAGTGACCGTTGCAACAACCGTGGTAGCTGTTCCCACAAGTGCGGCCAGCGTTGCATAGGTTTCGCTTGCGGCGTAGCTTTGGAAAAGGGTCATGGTGCATTCGTTGTTGTAGAGGCCACCCGTGTAGAGGCGGGAAGTGTCTTTCAGCGTCGATTTGTCCAATTGCTCGCGCATATTCGTGAACACAATGGCGGTGCATTGGTCGGACAAATCCACCGAGTTAACGGTCAATGTGGTGATGTTTGAGAGGAAAGTGGTAGTTGCCATGTGGGTTACTCCTTAGGTGTTTTCTTAATAGTAGGTGTTTTTTTCGGGCTGTCGGTGGATTCCTCAACAGCAATAAAACCGCCCTCAATAAGCGCGTCAATATTCACGCCCTCAGCTGGCTTGAAGCTGTCACCGATTTTGCCTAGTCGTTCGGATTGAATTACATATTTCACAGACTGCTCGCTTCCATGTTGACAATGACTTCATAACAAGGGTACAACGCGCCACCAATTTCAATGGATGTTGGGCGGCCTTCCGTAATTGCCACATTTGCACCCAACAGCTGGGCGGTCATATTCAACAGCTTTCGTTGTGCGTCAAGGTTAAAAGGGCCTGGCACAATGAGCTGGATTGGGAAGCTCAGCTGGATTCGTTTGTTTTTCATTAGCGGGGTGCTAAAGGTTGGGGCATTGATGAACGCGCAAGCACCCTGAATGTTCCGCGGGTCGGTCACAATAGGAATTGCCGGCGTGATAGCTGTTAAAGCTGTGGCGAGATTATCTAAAGCTTTATTCAGTAGGTCGGTGTAAGCGGTTGGCATCAGGCCACCTGTGGGCGTTCTATGCCTAACAATTGTTTTACCATTCCCGACAATGCCATTGGTGGTTGACTTCCCATTTCGTTAAACGATGCAAAAGCGTCAACCGAACCACGCTGACGGTACAAACCGCCCCCGTACATGACAGTGCCGAGCTTTACATCCTGCGATGGCACAGTGGTAAGCGAATCAAAATAACCGCTTTCCTGTCGTCTGCGATATGCGAACTGGTTGGCCGCGGCCGCGCAAATCGTCAAAAAGGATTGGTCAGCCGCGGTAGCTGTTGCCACATAAAGCCAATCGGAAATGTCGTTCGCTGTTATCCATGTGCAAACTGGCGCATAGGTAACTGTTCCTGTGGCCGAGTCACGCTCGACATTTGAGCCGGTGCATGGGAACAAAACTTGATTTGCAATTGGCGTGAACGGGTCAAAATCTAAATCGCCTTCGCTGTCAGTGCCAACATACAAATATTGGGGAAGGTCATACACCACGAAAGTGCCATTAAAGGGCGCACCTACTGATGCAACAGTTATTGACTGGCCGACTTCAATTTCCGAGGGGGTCAGTAATTGAAGTACGGCGTAGTTGTCAAGTAACTGCGAATGGGTGACTGTGTAAATTGCCATGGCGGGTTAGGCCGCCTTTCAACTAAGCAACAGTGATTGATTGAACGAACTGGCTTCCTGCAACCGCTGATGGGTTTTGGGCATCCTGAACGAATGTTGCAAAGTAGCCGTAGTAGCTGAAGGTGCGAGCCAACAGGTCAGGCACTTCAACGCTACGCATTCCCTGCTGTGCTTCATAGAATTCTACGGCTGGGCCGTGAACTACGAGCATTGTTCCGCTTGCCGCGTTTCCGTCAACGATGATTTCCAAACCGAGTGGGTTCATTCCTGACCATGAAGCCGCCGAACCAGCACCGAGCGTGTTCTGACCAATGAGGCCAGGTGCGCCAATGGCTGGAAATACAGGTCGATTTACATCGTCAACCTGTGAGCCGAGTTTGCGCCATACATCAACTGACACCACCAAATGGGTTGGGAACAAATTGGTTGAAGCTGAAATGTTTTCAGCCGCACCATAAATTCCCGTGATAAGTGACGAAACATCGCCAGCTGTCACTGTCCATGTGTAACCCGAGGTTTGCTTTTGTGCTACGAGGTAGTCAACAGCGATGTCGTTCGTCTGCTTCAGATATTGGCCGGCGAGGTCATTGAGGATGACATTCATTGCGGCGGGGTCTGTGAAGTCCATTGTCTGTTGTGCGATTTGGATACTGCCGGCAACGGTTTGGCGAGTGACCGTATTGGCCGCCAAAACCATTGTCTGCGAAGTAACAGCTGTTCCCTGCGTGTTTTGCTTACCAGCCGCGGTCGGCGTACTGATGGAAGGGCGGGTAAAGCTGATGCCACTACCTTGAGGCATCGCGCGTGTACCAAAAGCTGAAACGGTAGGCCTGATGAAGTTGTAATTTTGAAACACAGGCCCCAGCACCGGCACAGGCAAGAGGCCTGGCGTATCAGAGGTAAGGTCTTGAGAGACTGCCTCGATAGCTGACTGATTACGGCGCGCTGCATCATGGAAAGCCGCATTTACTTTGCGGAAGGTGTCTCCACCAATGTGCATTGCGGCCAAGTATTCGCCGGCTGATGGCATTTTGAATTCGCGTTTTGATTCAGCAAAAACAACTGGGGAAGTTGGGATTGCGGCCTCTACTGGGGTTGATTCGGACATGGTTTCATTCTCCTGTTCTGGAACTTCTGTTTCAATAATATCTTTTTCTTGCTCATCGTGTGGGATGGTTTCGGGTTCGCTGGCCGCTACTTCAGTAATGACGGCTCCAGCGAATGCTGGGCGGCCGGTGACTAGTGACAGCTCTATCCAATCGGCCGCTTGAACCAGCATCGTTCCATCGTCTTGAATCTTAAATTTTGTGGGATTTACACCCACTGAGACTGAATCAATTACGCCGTCAAGGCTGAGCTGTAGTGCTTCCTCGGCGCGTGATGTTTTGCTGAATCGCGCTGAAAAAAACATTCCGTCTTGCATTTCGGTGCGTTCCGTGACGATACCCACGGCCTGCTCACTGTCGTGATTTACATAGAGTTTTGGGGCTTTTCCTTCGGTTGGCAAACTGCCTTTTTCAAAAATTACTTTTGTTCCATCGCTGACCGTGGCAGCCACACCGTAGGGAACAGCTACACCTGAAACGGTGCGGGATGGTACGCCTTCAATTGCTGACGCATCCATTGTCAAATCGGTTGAAATTAGTTTAAGCATGATTCTGTTTTACTCCATATTTGGGTTCATGGTTGGCATTGTTTCCTCGACATAGGGCATTTCCTCATCCGCGTCAACAATTTCCGAAAGGTAGTCATCTACATCAAATTTCACGCAAGTGCCGTGAGGCAATACAGAATTCATGCTCATTGTCTGTTCAATCACAGACATATATGAGCGGGCCGCGAACACATACAAATCCTGACGCGCGCCCTGATTGGATTGGTAAGAGTATGAACCAACGCTGTTTCCATTTAAAAAGAATGGGATATTGCACATACGGGCGGCCTCTTTGGATTGGAATTCTGCGGCTTCGGATAACAACATTTTTGAAGCGTCAACATCGGTTGGTTGCCATTCAACGAATTGGTTGATGGCCGCAATTTGATTGGATTTTCTGGCCTGCTCAAAATGTTGAGCCAATTCGCTGAGACTTTGCGCATCTAAAGGCTCGCCGGAAGTCTGCCGCAGGACTCCCGCCGGCAGGGCTGAGCTGGAATTGCGTAGGCGCGCATCCTCTAGGGCTAACGATGTTGCAATGACTTGTGGCGATTGGTAAATAATGCCTTGATTTGCGCCAATGATTTGGATTACATCCTCGGTGGGAATTTGTGCGCCTTGAAAATAAATTTGGTCTGATTTACCGAATGCGAAAACGGGGCCGGTCATATCAAGGGTGTTCACCATCGCGGCCGGCAAACGGGTAAAGGAAGCTGGCATTCCGTCTTGAGTTCTGCTACTCACCCAAAGGAAGCACCGACCAAAGAAAAATAAATCGTCAAAAACCCAGCTCCAAAATGTTGAATAGGTGAGCTGTGGGTCAGGTTGGGCTAACCATGAACGCGGGGCGATTTCGGTTTCCGTCATTTCGCCTTCAACTTCATCCCAGCGTTTGCGATACATTTTCATTGGCGTGTTGCCAACTACTGATGCGATGAGGTCACGCGCGCGGTTAATTGTTGGTACGCGCATTGCGCGGTTTCTTAAATCGCCTTGAATGTATGAGTAATACTCACCGATTGATTGCTCACCTGAGCCGTTGCCTGTGTAATAAGTGCCGCCAGCGGCCGCTGTGATTGGCGCGCTTTCCTGTGGCGAAATAGCCGCCTTAGTTACTTTGTTTTTGAAAATGGCCATGTTTTAGTGTCCCATAACTATCGGTTTTTTGGTGGCATTGGGCCGCGGACTCATCCAATCCCGACAAAAGGTAAGAAACAGCCCAACGCCACTATGCACATTAGCGATTACTGAACGCAATGATGGGTTTCCCAACAATTGTTGGCCGGCTTGCCATTGCGGCTGTCCAAACCATGCAACGCGCCAAAGATATTTCGCCGGGGCTTCGAGCTGATGACAACGCAATTGAGGATTCGGCTTTTACTGCGACAGCTCGCTGGCAATGTTCAGCTAGTTGCACTGAACCATCGTGAACCAGCATTCCTTCAAAAATCATGTTTTTTACGCCAGCTGTGTAACGCACAATTTCCCCGTATCCAACGGTTTCGGTTCGTTGGTCATAAACGGTTGGCCAGTGAATTTCAATACTGGGGGAAATAAGAAACTTCACATTTGTGCCGGCTATTTTTGCCACTTCGGCCAGCATTTCGTTATAGGTATCCACAACAAAACAAACCGTTACAGCTATGCGCCGGTCAGGTAGCTGTACTGAGCGCACCCCGAAATAGCGTGAATCGTCTAGGGAAACTTCAATGCCTAGATAGCCCCCGTCAGGAATGGTTTCCTTGTATTCCAATTGCGGCCAAAGGCCTGGCGGAATCCATGATTGGTCTGAAGCTACCCACAAATTGCAACTAGCGCGTAAGAATTGCGCGCGGTTCGGGTTTAAGGATTCGCTTCGCAAAGTTTCCATTGACAGCGTGTAACCCAACGCGGGGTTACCCCACGCCCATGTGCTTTCAAGGTTCACATCCAGTGACGGGTCAGGTGACCATTCGGCCAAATAAAAGGTGGATGTTTTACCTGTGTCAATTGACCTTAAACCCTGTTCGCGCCATCGTTTCATCACTGTTGAAGCTTCAGTGCCAGCTGTACTCCACATGGAAAGCAACGGGGAACGCCTAGCGCGCTGGGATGGAATTAAACCACCGTCAATGGCTTCCTCAGATATGTCCCAAATTTCGTCAGCCACGATGAGGTCATTTGAGGTGCCGTGACCAACATTGGGTTTGGCCGCGCGCACTATCCAGCGCGAACCATCAGGCATTTGAACAGCATTCCGACCATACGCCTTAGTGAGCTTTGCCCCAAAACGCACTTCCAAAACATCAGCCAACAAATCAAACAATGTGACGGCAAGGTCGAGCCGGTTGGCCGTACTCAACACCATTTGTTTCGTTCCCCGTATTTTCGGCATCTCGGTAAGCCACCAACCAACTAGGGCCGCAAGGGCCGTGCTCTTGCCGGCCTGCCTGGCCGTTGAAACCAGCGAAACCCTGTTCAACAAATCACCATTTTCGTCATACGCCAGCTGGCCATTTAAGCAATGCAATTGCC